ATTAAGTCGGACTGTATCTTATATCCTTTGCGTTTTAATTCAAAGATAACTGCCGATAATCTCAGGCTATTAAACTTTGTTAGAGCCTGGATTGGTGTCAAGGTCTTGCCCGTAAGCAAGTGATTCAAGATTTGTTGTTTCTGTGTCATTGTTATTGATTGGGTTAAAAAATACAGGTTTGTCTAATTTGTTTTCATACTTTTTAATAAAGGCTAATAAGTCCTCGTATGCCTCTTCGTTATACCAAGCATAGTGGTAAACTTCTGCCAGAAGCATTTGCCTTTCAAATGGTAATAGTTCCCTCATTAGCTTTTCTTTATGGTTTCTTTAATCTTGTTAAATTCATCTAAGGTCTTGATGGCATTGATTTTAATGGCAGCCTTTACCTTCTGGTCTTCGGTAAATTTAGTTTTATCTAGCTGCTCAATCAAGAACGCTTTTTGTCCTTCGCTGACCTCGTCTTTATGCTCATTAGTAGCATCTGCGTCTTTTGTATCGTCTATTGCAAATAGTCCGTTAAGAGCATATTTTCTAGCATAGCTACTAGCTGCACCTGTAATCTGAGAAGCATCCATTCCCTTTTTATTTTCCTCTTCACGAGCAAGACCCGTGCAGGTAATATTGTCATCTCCGTTAGATAGACAAGCCGTAGCCTTTACATATACCCGGCCGCCTACTTCTATAACCTCATCGCTTAACATTAAAGCGTAGCCATATTTATGGCAGATAGGTTTTGCTGCTTCGATAATATCTTCTGCACTTCTGTACTTGTATTTAGCAAAAGCGTTGAATTGGTTTTTAGGTGCTTTAAGCTCCTGTTGGATTTTAATTAGGCTCATTGTTATTGGTTTTGTATAAATTAATTAATTTGTTGTTTAGCTTTTTCAATAAAAAATCTAATAGTAGCAAGTTCTGCATCTTCATAGGTAGCATTGTCTTGTAGTAACTGCGTTGTGCCATAGTGAACAACAGATACATTTGTGTTGCCTATTGAATAACGGAAGTTAAACTTGTCTCTAAAAAATCTAAACGCTTGTTGATATAAAGGTGCTTGTACTAAATAGGTCATATTAATAGATAGATTTCTATAAATCTTCCATTTTAATTCTAAATCATCTTCATCTAAATAATGTGCAGCGCACTTCTCGTTAAATCCTAATTCTTTAAGCTCTAATGATTCTTGATATGGTAAAAATTCTCTGTTCATTGTTATTGGATTGTATAATGTTCTAAAATTTCGATGATTGGTTCTTGTCTTTTTTTAAGGCTAACAAAGTATTCGTAAGCCTGTGAATATTCTAAAAACATACTTGCCCCATCATATTTATTATCTAGCAAAGTGTAGTAGAATATAGTGCCGTCTGGCTTGGTTTCTTTTACAAAATCAATTTTCATACTCTTGCATTTTTAGGTTAAACTGATATTCTGCCCAGCGATTAAAGGTGTAGTCCTCATCCTCGTAATCGTAATTTTCAGGCAGTAAGCGAGGGTCATGCGGGTTTTGTGTACTGCTCCCGTCTTGCAGTAAGATGTTGCCAAATCTCTCGAATTGGAACTTCTGGTAGGTGGTTAAATGTGTCATTTGTGTTTTGTTTGCACAAATCTACTACAATTAACAATACAAAGTGCAAAAGTATTAAAATATTTTACAATTATTTTTGCAACAAGGTTGCAGATAATGTGTCTTATATAGGATAAAAGCACATCAAATTGTGCATTTTATTACATATTATGTACGTCAGAACGTACAAAGTAAAGCTAAAACTTTACAAATTATGTAATAAAGTAAAGCTAAAACTTGACAAAGTCGGAAGTAAAATGCAGCCAAAAGTAGTAAAAATACTACCTTTTATAGCAGCTTCTGGAAGTAAAGTTTGTCAGAACCCCCGTATGAATACTCCGGCAGGTACAGTCTAAACCCGCAATTAATAAGGTTATTAGCAGAAGGGAAGTTGTCTAAGGTTGTGTAAGTAATAGCTATGTGGCAAAAAGTAGATGCAGCTTTGAGCCGGGTCTTAATCATTCGCCTTTGTATGCCTTGCCCTCTATGTGATTTTTTAACCCAAGCTCTGTTAAATATGCAGATGCCTTTGGAATAAATAGAGCCACAATAAGCTACTATCTCGCCTTCATCAAGCATAACCCACCACTCCCGGTTGAACTGAAATTCATCTCCGCAACCCTTAAAGTTTGGGTTGTTATAGTCTAGTTCCCTAAGTTGCTCGTAGGTTTCTCGGTCTAAGATATTACCAAAGCTAAATATCTTTTTGAGGCGCATTATGTATTTGTTCAAGTTTAGTGAGGTAGAGAATCGCATCTTGCAGTTCTTGTTTCAAATGCGTTATCCATTGACCTGTTGTTAAATCTTCTCTATCCATTGTAGTTCCGTATTTAACTTTGCCTACTTGCTCCCGGCTACGCATATCTTCTATAACTGCTGCTAATATTTTGCTATCCATTTATTTGTCTGTTTTGCTATGTATCTTAAAACAAGTCTTACACTTATATAAAATCTTCTTTACTCCTGTTGCGGTTGTGCGCCTCATTTGTATTGTTATCTCATCGCTGCCACACTCAGGGCAAGTGCCTCTATCCTGTCCGAATATAACTCCGTAATGTGTTTTCGGTTCTATATGGTTTTTAAGTGCGTTAAACACCTGCTCCAATAAAACCACATCCTTCTGGCAGTACTTAATCATTTTAGCCATAGCCACTTTATCCTTATGCAGAACTATGTCCTTCCATAAACTATATTCAGTCTTTATCTTAGTGCCAATGCCTAAGTAGTCAGCAATATAGTTAAGCTTGTTGCTATTAAATCTAAACTTCTGACGAGCTACCTTTAACGTGTCTATTGTAACGTATTTAGGAAACATCTCAATGCCGTGAAATAAGCAGCGTGTTCTTATCCACGCTAAGTCGAACTTGTCTCCGTTGTGTCCTACTAACTCAGATGCGGTGTTTGCTACTTCTATAAAACTTTGTAGCATTCTTTTGTCGTTTTGTTTGCTATCCCATTGTAAGTGGTAAACCTCTTTTTCGTCTTCCCACTTATAGCAGATGCAAATGATTGCACGTTCTTGAATTATGCTTTCTGGACTTACATTTAATTTGTAACCGGCAGTCCAAAAGAAACCGACGTTGGGGCTGACTTCCACGTCGAAATAGAGTCGTTTGCGTTTTGATTTTAGCATTGTTTATTTTTGGCTGAATTTATCTATTGTAGTAGTACCCATCGCAGCTATGCAAATAACCATAACGGCATCTACAAGTTTATCCGAAGGGGCAATCTCTTGATGCGTAAAGCTATTAGCTAATAAGGTAATACAAATAAATAAAGCCGATAGTAAAGCAATAACACGCTTTGTAGATACGCTACCTCTCTCGTCTGCTAATAAGTTGGCTAACCATTTCATAATATTAATTTAAGGTGTGAAATATAATTTAGATTCTGCATCTCTGCGTCTGGTAAGTCCTGCTAATACTTTGCCCCCAGCCTTGTTCCATTTAGCAAACTCCTGAGCTATTGTAGGGTCGTTAGGGTTAGCGTTTACTTTTCTTAATAAAGTAGAGCTTCTAAGGTTACCGATACCTGCGTTATACGCAAAGCTTGTAAGTGCAGCGAACTGATTAGGTGTAACTGAACTCTTAACTAATGGAGCAACCTTATCGGCAAACTCTTTGGCTATAATTTCAAATAACTCATTGGCTCTTTGTTGCGTAATCTTATCTCCTGGTTTTACAGGTGTTCCGTCTTCATAAAAGGTATTACCATAGCCGATAGTATCTTTTGCTGCGCTGCATTTGTAAGCTACTAATTTGCAGCCCTCGAATAATTTGATTAGGTCTTTGCCTCTGTCGTTTAATTGCATTTTAATTTATTTGTGAGTATAAAAATAAAGTTAGCATAGCAAACAGAACAGAGTTAAGCCTGTGTAGTTTTATTTCAAACTGCACCGCTTTTTCATACTGCTCATAAATTGCTATATTTTTATAGTACCTATTTCGATAGT